GTGTCGTTTGCAAAGCTCCAAATCGGTCTGATTGGCCTTGTAAGTGAGGGTCATGAGGGTGTCAGCGCCCATGGCCTTGCAGAGCTTGCGAACGCGCGTTTTGGCACGGTTTGCGGCTATGTTCAAGGCACGCTTGCGACGATCGACGTCCTCAAGCTCAGCATTTGCGAGCATCTCCAAATGATCGGCAATTTGCTGCGGAGTCCATTCAAGCTCTTTCCAGTCAACACGCTCAACACCAGAAACCTCCATGTGGCCATTGCCCAGGTCATGTGCACGCACTTTGAAGCGGCCAGAGCCATAGCTCATAACTGCGTAGCGCGATCCATCGAAGTTCTCTAAAATCCGTACTGCCACGGCATACCCCTTTTATGTTGTGACCACGAACCCGGATAGGTTGCCGCCTATGCCGGGTTCACCTTTTTTGGGCTAGATGCCCGAGTACCAGAGGACTACAACGCCCCCTTGCTTATGACGGTACTGACGCCGCCACAGCTCATCGAGGAAACACCAATCACCGTCAGCCCACTCCCAAACCAGAAGCGTGCCGGGACGAGGAACGTCCAAACGGAAGCCGATCAACTGGCGACCATGAGGCAAAAAGACTGGGTTCTCTGACACGTGTTCTAAAGTGTTTATTGGATAAATCTAGGGCCGGGCTGCGCCCGGCCCCGTCTGCGCGCTGCGCCAGCGCCGACGGGGCGCGGGCGTGCCGGACTGACGCTATTGCTGAAAGCTAGAACGGACCTGTGCATTCCGTGCCGCTAAGCCCTGCATGTACTGGCTCTGCGGAGGCTCAGGGCGTGCGGCAGGCATTGGAACTGGAACAGTGCGTACAGGCTCTGCCTGAGCCACTTGCTGAGCCATCTGCGGAGGGTTGCGAGGCTGCTGAGTGTCCGCAGGTGGTGCGGACTTCCAGTCCATGAAGAACCCACGCTTTACGACCTGCAGACAGGTTTGCATGCTGACTTGCATCAGCGTGGCCTGCTGGGTGTAGCACTCGCATCGAGAGCCCATGTGCACGCACGCGGCAGGGTATGGCGCGACAGATGGCGCAGTGACTTGATCGTAGGCGGGCGCAGTGTGCGGGAAGTCTTTCAGGCGAGGTGTGCGAGCCGCTAGGTATTCGTCCACGCTTGCAGGCTCCGCGCTTGTGCGACCGCTGG